GATAAAATTCATACTTACGGGAGTAATGAAAAATCATGGTATGTAAGGAGTAAAGATGATTAAAGAATTCGCATTTGGCACACATAACAGACATCATTTCTCTGACGTAAATAAGATGGGAAGCTATATGAATATGGCTCAAGATACATTTATGTCTTTGTATGACTATGATGAACATGTAGTAGAATATGTAAAGAAAAAACGGAGTTTATCAGGATATGATGGTATTATGTATATACCTGATGAATTCATACTAGACGTAGATGGTTCCAATCCTGAAAATGCACTTGAGAAACTACAAGGCTTACTATTGTTACTAGAAGATTTAGATATCACTAGAAAAACATACTTTAGTGGCACTGGATTTCATGTCCACATACCTCAAGAAGCTTTCAGATGGAAACCTTGCGATGATTTACATATCAAAGTAAAAGAAGAACTGAAATCTAAAGGTATATTTGATTTTGCAGACCCTTCTGTTACAGATAAAACGAGACTTATTAGAGTTCCTAATACATTAAATAGTAAATCTAATTTATGGAAGGTGCAGCTAAATGGTGGGCCTATGGATATAAAACATATTATGGATTATGCTACCAGTTCTAAAGAAATAAAAGAACTTGATCATGAATGCGATCCAGTATTCGATGTATTAGAAAGAAAAGTTCAGCCTACTAAAGGATTTCAAAAAATTTCTTTAGGAAGGCAGCCTGACCCTGTAAACTTTCCTTGTATTCAAACTATGTTAGAAGGTACAGCTCAAGGACAAAGACATCAAGTGGCTTTAAGATTATCAGCACACTTTAGATGGTTGTATCCTGAAGATATTGTAAGAAACGTTATGGAAGTATGGAGAGCTCAAGTAGATAATCCTGAACACCCATTTACTGTAAAGGAAATGGATGGAATTATTACTAATTGCTATACAGGGCACGATGGAGCAGGATATCGATATGGATGTAGTGATATTATAATGGATGAGTATTGTAAAAATACTTGTAAGTTATATAAATCGAAGAAGTCTCAAACTATAATGGATGCTAAAACTATGGAAGCGGAATTTCTAGATTTCTTAGCTACAAATAGAGAACCATTGAATCTAGGGAAGTTATACGGTCAAGACTTTCCAATTTATCCAGGAGAGGTAGTAATAGTTCAAGCTCCTCCAAAATCTATGAAGACTATGCTATTACAGAACTGGGTAAATTCATTTAAGCGACCAACTTACTTCATTGAGATGGAAATGAGTCCAAGGCAGATATGGTCTAGATTCTGTATGATTGAAATGGGGTGGGACGATGAACAGTTAAAAGAACATTACACGCAATTGAGTCAAAATCTAACTGACAAGTTTAACTGGTTAACAGTAGAATATGGTTCCTGTTATCCTTCTGAATTAGAGAAAAGATTATCTTTGCTCGCAGTTAAACCAGAAATCGTTATTGTTGATCACTTAGGTCTATTAAGGTCTAAGCAGAGAGATAATAATATGAAGGTTGAAGAAGCATCTCAAGCATTAATGGAACTAGCTGTTCAACATAAAATCATTGTATTTGCTGTATCTGAAATAACTAAGTCAGCTATGACTGAAGGTATGAATATAGCATCATCTAGAGGTTCATTTAGAATAGCGTACAATGCAAACAAAGTATTGTCTATCACTCCTTTTAAGAATGAAGATAATATTATAAAATCTCTACAAGTAGAATCTACTGCTAATAGAGAGAAGGAATGGCTCAATGTGAGTCTTCCTATAAGTGGAGTACAAATCCGATGATTATAATGGGGACAATAACTGATCCTACAAGACCTATATGCGTAGCTACAGATAGAGCATCTTTCTAGGCTAAGGAATATGTGAGTCCCCATTGTATAAACTGTAAGTATTTAGATGAAGATAAATGTACTTATTTCAAAAGATTCAGAATTTCTGAGCCAAAAGAAATCCCTTGGGATATTGCAAATAAAAGTTGTAAAGTTTACATGCCAAATACTGAAGATGAACATCCTTTACTAGATATAGTATTGGATTTATTTAAATAGGAGTAAGAATGAGTGATCCAATTGAAGAAATAAGGATTAGATATCCTGAAACATTAAAAGAATTCCAAACTATACAGAAAGAAATGCTTTATTTGTTTTGTGAAAAGCAATTAGACTATGGTCCAACCAATATTGGTATGGGGAAAAGTAAAGTTAAGGAAGATAAAGATGTAGAATTGTCATTATTAGGGCTAGGAACTAGACTAAATGATAAAACATCTAGGTTTTTAAATCTAACATTGCAAAAAAAGACACCAAATAACGAAAGTATTGATGATACACTCATTGATATAGCTAACTATGCTGTAATGGCATTAATTGTAAGGAGTAAATTATGGGGAAAATAACACAAAAGGATATAGATAAGTTACCTAAATCCGAAAAAAAGAAAATTGATAAAGCTAAAAAAGAGATTGCTAAAACTATGCCTAAAGTATCTAAAAAGGTTAAAGATGATGCAAAAGTAATAGCTATAGAGCAATTATCGAAAGATTTAGATAAACTAGGTAATTGGATTGCTGATGTGGATGACGATTTAAAAGAAGTATCCGATCTTGTAGACAGAATAGCTAAAAGGATGGGAATGAATGAGTAAAGCTAAGAAAGTTACATATAAAGAATTAATGGAACGTAATGATTTTCTGTTAAGCAGATTATTAGAAGTAGAAAGAGCTGTAAATTACACTCATACGCTTACATTAGCATATATAGACTGTAATGATGATAAAGAAAAGCTAAGGAAATTTTTAGAGGAGGTAGATAAAAATGAACAAGCAGACAGAAGTGATACTAAAGGAGATAGAAAAGATAAATCAGGAGATAAAGACGTTAAGTCAAAGAGTAAATAATCTAGAGGAATCTTTATTAAAAGAACAAGTTAAAATTATTCCAAAAAGAGATATAGAATCAAGTAATCTTGATAAAATCATAGAAAGTGCCAATATCGCAATGGAAAAATTTAATAAAAGAATGAATAGTTGAAAGTCAAATCTGCAAAAGCCAAAGGAAGAAAGCTTCAAAATTTTGTTGTTGAAGAATTAAGAAAAGCATACCCTGAACTTGAAGATGATGATATTAAAGCACAAATAATGGGAGTTTCTGGTGAGGACGTTGTACTTTCTCCTTTAGCCAAACGCCTCATAGGACTCTCATTCGAGTGCAAAAACCAAGAAAGATTAAACTTGTGGGACTCACTACTACAAGCAGAAAATAATGCCGAAAAACGTACACCTGTGCTCGTATTTAAGAGAAATAGAAGTGAAGTGTATGCTGCAATACCATTCGAATTTTTAATTAAACTATTAACAATATATTAGGAGATATAATGGGAACAATATTATATAGTACCAATAAACAAAGAAAAGAATATAATAATTATGATAATACTAAGATGACTAAAAGTCTTGAATATAAGATTCAAGTGTTAAATAAAAAGTTAGATTTAATACTTAAGACTTTAGGTAAATTTTAAAGTCCACTTCGAAGTTTTGATAAGGCAAGTAATGTTGCTTGCCTATCAGATTCAGACATAGTTTGTGTTACATATTTCTTTTTTCTACCTTTTCGATTCTTACCATACAACCAATTACTCCACTGTCTTTGCCACTTAGAAGGAAATAATCCAAATTCTAAAGAAATGGCATCCATAACACCTCCACCACCAGTCAACATATTTCTAGTATAAGCTGCAGTTCTAGCAGCTTGAGAATTTATCCAATATAATTTTTCATATAATTCTTGATTAGCATCTTTTTTAACTGCTTTAGTAACCGACTTATCAAATATCTGACCAGACCACGCAGAAGTATTACCTCCCATATTTGCCCTAGGATCCTGAGCATTTAAATGTTCTGTTATTTCAAAAGTATTTAACAATTTATCTAAAATAGGATAGTTAGGACCTAAAAAATATCCACCACCAGCTCCATAAGTAACCTCATCAAGTCTTTTTTGTGTTTCTTTAGTAACCTCTCCCTTTTCTAACTTTTCTTTATTAGCAGCCATCCACCAGAACATAGCATTCCCAGATTCAATAACATCATTAGGCATCAATTTCATTATATTTACTCTACCACCTATAGTTGCTCCTACAACAAGTGCTTGCAACATACCAAATCTCATCATTCTAAATGATTCTTCACTAGTAAAATCTCCAGCTCTCATGGACATAGCTCCTTCTCTTGTCCACTTCATCATTAAATCAAACATATTAAATCTATAATGTGAAAACTGCCCTAATCCAGCTTTAGCAAATTGAACAGCAGCACTTTCAGTTCCAGATACTCTGATAGCTTTAGCTTTTGCCCATTTAGAATATTCAAAATGTAAATCTAAAACAGCATTATGTGCTACTTGACCAGCAGTACTCTCTATCCATTGACTAACTTGTTTAGTATGATCTGCTCCATATTTCTCAATAACATCATCATAACTAACAACATGATCTTCTCCCTTTTTCTGCTTAATTTTATCTATATCATTAACAAGTATTTTTCTAGCCATCCAACCTTTGTCACTATTTTCTAAATTAGTATGTGCTAATGCAAATCCAACTTTAAAAGTATTACTTCTATTCCAATCCTCAACAATTTTATGCATTATACCAGCTTTTTTAGTAATATTAGTAATACCCCTAGCTAAAGGTTCTGTAATCCTTTCCTCACCTTTTATTTGCAACTCACCATTCTTATCTACAAATAAATGTTTATCCATTAAATGAGCATCTTCTAAAGCTCCTCTGGAACCTTCTGAAATTTTTATATCTGGGTCTTTAATAGCATCCCAAGCATTTGATGCTTTACTCTTCCCATCATACCATTGTAATCCAAATCTCTTTAACTGACGAACATACTTTATCATATTACTATCAGCAGC